GTACCACCGAGGTAAAGATTTGTTTTGATTAGGATCAGCTTATAGTATGGAGTCGGAACTGTCAACCCTTTTCTTTCGGGGATTCCCGTCTGGATTATTTCCCCGTAATCCCCCCGGATAATTATACCGGGATTGCTGGAATTTTCCATAGTCTGCTTCCCATTCCAGTGTGGCGAACGGGTAAAAGTTCGATAATCCGCTATCCCCTTCCTCAGCTAAAGTAGTAATCCCAGGGGATAATGTAGAAACTGGTGACGTAGATTGAGGAGGCTCACCCATGCCTATTCAGCAAATGCAGGGTCCTCCCCTCCCCCCGGTCCAGCAGATTGCCCTCTTGTGGTAGCTTCCTAACACGGGGATGGTTTAGATAGGAATGGTTATCGCCTAACAACTTTAGAGTATGCTGAGAGTGGCGGTGCATAGGAGGCGGGGCAGTGCAGGTGCTAGGGACGTATGGGGGAGCCGGGCGAGTATGGCGGGATTGCCACCCCGGCGGATTTCCGAGCTAGGTAGGTATGCGGGGGCTGGTGGGTATGAGGTATGCTATAGGAGAGCTATGAGTTGGTGCGTGTGGCTGGCAGGCAATCCCACCCCCCTATGTGCTCTTTCTCGTGATGGAGCAATCCCCCGTACGTGTAAGCTTAAAATGTTAGGTAGTCCTTATTTTTTTTTTTTTCATTACAAGAGAGAGAGGGGACTAATAGAGTTAGGGGGGGATAACATATTAGGGGGAGGAGAGAGGAGGTAGGGGGGTGGGGATCTCACTATAGCACCTACCATACTACATAGGCTCCTACATAGGGGTTTTTCGCCACATAGTCACACATAGGGGAATACATACAATAACTATAGGCACCAGGATATTAGGCAATTATTCGGGATTTCGGGCGTTTACCCTTTCACCACACTGGCTCGGATATAGTATTTTGGGGTAGGCAGCAATAATAATACATAGGGGTGAGAAATAATTGTTGACGGGGAGGGTAGAATATGCGATAGTTAGTCATAGGATGAATTTGAGGGGGCAGGGAAATCAATCAAACGGGAGACACCGGAAATGAAAATTATCAATATATACCAGGAATTAAACACAGTAAGATTACTTAATACTTATTCTACAATGCGAGAAGCAAAAGAATTGTTGAGAGAGCTTTTTATTGACTGCCCTATACACGACCTATCAAAAGAAGCCTCATATAGAGAACTTTATATTACTTGTGTAACGTCCAGGACAAAAGATGACTTTAACGCTCGTTTGGGGAAATTAGAACTTCATCTATTTGATTGTATAAACCATTAACTAATCAAATATAGGGAGATATGGGAATGATTAAAAGCGACTATAAACAAGATGACACAAATTGTATTGTGCAATTCGCTCGCTCCATGAAAAGACTATGCATGAAAAAGATTGCCATATTAAATGAGAGTTGCCCTTACCATATGCGGGCAAATAGCAAAGGGGAAAAATCAATAGTTTTCGCTTTCGATAGTGACACTCATATAATGCAGGTGCAACTTACCGAAGCACAAATAGAGCGAGCCTATAAACAACTTAACAAACAATAGGGAGACAATAGCAATGAAAATGACCGTAGAACATTACGAGGCATTAAAATCGGCAATAGCATCAATACCTATTGATGCTATAGCTGATCAAAAAGAGAGATTGCAAAAAGATGGTAGGGTGAAAAACATAGACAAACGATTACGGTGGGATTGTCTATGCGCTAGCCAAATAAAAATCGGGGATGGAGTAGGGATGCCGGGGTTGCCGTTATATCAATACTTGAATGACACGCATATAGATACAGCATTGAGAAACATAATGAACGAGTTGTTTAATTTATAGGGAGACAATAGCAATGGCAAACATGCAACACATTATAAAAATAGGCGATATAGTAGCTGAGATAATCACACCGACCAAGGAAGGCTTCTGTTGTCAATGGTCGGGTAGGTTGTTTAGATTGCGAATGAATGGCGCAAAGACTGCTACGCTAATTGGCCGGGATATGAGTACCGGACGGATGAAATCAATGAGAGTGCGAGTATGAATGGCTGGATAGTAGGGGTGGTTATTTCACTCGCATATATAGTAGTAGGGATTATTGAAAAAATGTAACAGGCGCATATTGCGCAATCGAAGTACCAAAAATCAAATGGGAGACAACAACCATGGCAGCTAACAATAGAGCAATTCAAACAACCATCGACATCGAAGCCGGAACATTATCAATTCAAACCGACGCCGGAGTGATATTCGTAAACATACACGAGCTGAACCGGGAAATCATTAATCACGCCACATTACACGGTCTCAAACAAAAGATAGTAGATGCAGCAGCATTACCTAATGGAGCGACGATTACCGAGAAATACACGGCTATGAATGAGGTTTATAGCCGATTGACCGGAGACGAACCTACATGGAATAAAGGTGCTGGGTCGGGGAGTGGTGGAACCGGGGGATTGCTATTCCGTGCATTGTGCCGATTGTATCCAACCAAGGCTCCCGAGGCGATTAAAGGGTATCTGGACAAACAGGATAATAAGAAACAGGCGGCACTGAGGAAAGACAAAAAGGTTGCCGCGATGATTGAAACGGTTAGAGCGGAGAGTATCAAAACCACCGGAATTGATGCAGGGGAATTGTTGAACGAGCTGGATGAGATTTAGGCAATAGGGGGAGTAATCCCCCGACATTATTATATCGTAACCCGCATGGATAACCGTCCATGCGGGTTTTCTTTTGCCTACTCAATCTCATCGCTCCAATTGGCCAAATTTGCATCAAAACCGCATCGCCACGCAATTTTCGACCCCTCCCCTATACAATCGCATAGGCAACAATAGAAATCCCGCCACGAGGCAAATTAGCTCATTCTCGCAATCCGGGTATAATCCAACCAGCCACTAAACAATTCTATTCCATGACTGGGGGTCCGGGTATATGATAGCGGATAGATTAGAGGAATAACGGCCAAACGGCCATAGCACAACCAATAGAGAGGGGATAGGCAATGAGCAAACGAATAACCGTTAGATGGTACACTAACGACATGAAATACCTTGGGTGGAACTATATAACCAATGCCAGCTTTAATGGTATGCGTCATTGGCTCCGTTCGGGGAACTGCCTCAAAATAGGTAATGAGGCATTGAACAGCTTTACATCGACCACTAAACTATTAAATCTATTCAAATAGGAGAATCAATCTAATGCCAATCGTACAAATACTAGGCACCTTGGAAATCGACACTGACCGGGGAATCATTTATTTCCATTCCGAGGAATCCGGGCGGGCTATGCTAAGAATAACCGCACTACCAATCCCGGTGCCGCTTGACGGCTATGGACATAAATTATGGAATTCGCACACCCCATGTGAGCTTATGTTAAAGGTCGGGGATAGGGTAATAGAGGTGATCGAATGAAGACCTTTATACACGATTTTATACTCCCTACACTAACCCTTTGCTATATCCTATTACCCGTGTTCGGGGATTTACTATGAAATGCCTTGCAATCCGACAACGGGAAATCGAAAAATCCAAGGAAGAGTTTATCGCGCGGCTTGCGCTGGAATCGGCTACCGCCGCGCGACGACTAACAATGCTGGCGGTTTATACGCCAGGAGCGAGCTTGCGGCAGGTTGTTAATCGGACGTTATTGGCGGAAACAGGACGCCCGATACAACGGTATAAGATCTGTTCGGGGAATCGGCAATGAGGAAATTCAACCCATTCTGCCCGAAATGCGGTACCTTCCGCAACCTACAAAACACTTTGCTAGTGGGTAAAAAGGATGCAAGCGGGGCCGAATACCAATCTTTATACTATCTTTGCAAGAAATGTCAATTGATAAGGAATCAAGAACTTCGGATGAAGAAGGCGGGGATAGAGGAATTGAGGGCTATGCGGGATAAGCACTCAAAGATGGCTGAGTTATATAGAAAAGAAATCTTAAGTAGAGGAGAAGAAAATGCAAGAGATTAAATTGAATGGTTGGATTGCTGAGGATGAGGACGGGGAGCAGCATTTTTACTGCCTTAAACCAGAAGAAAGTGATGGTTGCTTTGCGCGCGGCGGGTTAGCAATAAGGATTAAATCCCGCCTCAACCTCGGCCCGGACTGGAAGCACTCCCTCCGCAGGGTAATCAACAACAAGGCACAAGAGCCGAGGCCGGAATTGAAGATTGATGATCCGGTGCTGGTGAGGGATAATGACTGCGAGGCTTGGGTAAGGGGGCATTTTGCTGGGTGGAAGGATAATGGGGAGTGCACGACTTTCTGGGATGGTAGGACATCATTTACAGTTGAAGGTAGGGGAATAGAAACTTGGTCTTTATACAAACTCACCTTTAAATATTGGGCTAATAGACAAGCACAGGAGATTATCGACAATGACCGTTAAACCATCAAAAATCCACCAACAATGTCAGCAGCTCTGGCTCTTGGCCTTCCATACCCCGCAGACTTTGCGGTTCTCCTCTTCCAAGGAAACCGAACGGGCGAAGTTTACGCTATATGATGCAGTGCGAACTGCTCGCCGCTCTGGAATCGGCACTCCAGAGCTGCTGGAAGCCGTAGCGAATTGTGAAATCTGCCTCGCCCCGGATAAGCTATCCCTAACTCTGCAAAACAAGGCGGAAAATAGCTTCTTTGGGCAGATGATGGAGCAGTTGGAGGAAAAGGGCTGCGGGAAGGGGCAAGCAGAGGAGCGAGCTGCTTCCGGCGAGCCGTTCCCCGATATGACCGAGAGCCTGCGGAAGTTGAAAGAGGGGCTGGAAGGCGGCAAGACCGCGCCCGGTAATCCATATTATAAAAGGGAGGAGCTTTAGCAATGTCTAAGATATTGGAGTTCGATGAATGGTTTGAAATCAATGAAGAGGAGGTTCCCATTTCCGCCGCTGAGACTGGGGCAGATAGGGAAATGGATTATAATCCTCTGGATTATGCTTTAAGCATGTATGACGATTACTTATGGAAGATGGGGGAGCTTTAGAAATGGAAATCTATGATGATTTAACCGGAGAGGCTGAAGAAATAATGAAACAAACCATTAAAGCAGCAAAAACCAAACCGAAATCCGACTTTCTCGGCAGTAAAATCAACAACTTCGATCAGCTCTGCCTCCGTGTCGGGGGGCTTTGCTGGTGGGCGGGGATTGCAATGCGGAAGGAGGCGTGGATACGAGTTATCCCCGCTGAAGCAATGTGTGAAGTATCTGAAGCTTTGCATTGGGGCACTACAAAACAAGGATTTTTCTTTTGGTATAGGTTGGACCGGAAACTAGAAAAGGAAAATGCTTACCATCGCGGAGGCTGTTGCGATGCCCAGCGATAAACTCAAGCCTCCCGATAACTTCCCAGAATACTTCCAACTTCCGTTCGCGCGGGGCCTTGGGAAATGGTGGCTATTATCCTCCGAGGACAAGCAGCCTTGCCTAGCCTTGGCCAGGAAGTACCGCGCATTTCTCAAGTCCATTCCGCTGTACCCCCTGCACCCGCTCAATTCCGCTATGACTGATAAGCAATACCGGACGAAAGTCGAGCAGCAAGCAAATGGCGAGTGGTCCTTGTTCGTTGTTGTCAATAAAAAAATTGATTGGGATGGGATAATGGAGGGAAAAAACTCCCCCAAATGAAAAAATCCCCGACCTCGAAAAAATACTATTGCAAAGCTGAACCGGGATTGTTAGATTGCTAATTAATGAATGACCGAGCGGAATCGTTCCGCTAACCAATAGCCAATACTCAAAACAAACTGGAGAACATTATGGCAGATCCAATCAAAGAACTCGTAACAATGACTGATGGAAGAGAAGTAACCTTCGTTGGCGCCAAAAAGAAAATGATTAAGGAGTCAACCATCGGGGAAGATGGTTCAATCTCCTGCAGATTTGATTTCCGCAATGGGGAAGTTTTAATGTTCACCGCGCCGGATTCGCTGATTTCCAATTTCGCCGCTCATGGTGTTGAGCAGAAGCTCGGGGATTGCATCGCAGGAATTGCAGAGATCGACGATTGCGTCCTGGCAATGGAGAAATCAATCGCTAACTTGGAAGCTGGTAATTGGACTGTCAAGCGGGAATCTGACGGCATGGCAGGAACCTCCGTTCTCATCCGCGCCTTAGTTGAATACTCCGGCAAGCCCGTCGATGCAATCAAAGGCTACTTGGCCGATAAAACCCAAGCGCAAAAGATCGCTCTGCGCAGCAACCCTGCGGTGAAAGTTATTGTGGATAGACTTGAAGCGGAGAAAGCCGCTAACAAGAAAGGTCCAAGTATTGACACCGAAGCACTGCTCGGAGAGCTTGCCAATTAACCAGCCGCATTAAACACACCAAGGGCTCTCCCCCTTGGCTTGAACCCCCGCTAGAAGGCTTTGTCTCCCGATCTAACGGGGGTTTTTTGTTGGCTGCCGGGGCGCGGTAGTTGTTTTATTCAGGTTGTTCGATTTTTCGTGACAAAATAATCCATTGGGAGTAATATATAATAATCCAATGGGGAAATCATTTTCCCCCTATTATCAAACACATAGGGAGACAACCCGCATGACCAGTCACAGAGAATTACTTCACAGCTATACCCAACCCCTTTCCGATATCCCAGTCCTTGACATACCAGACAACAAAGCCGAGCCGGATGATTCCGATTTCGCTGAACTCGACGCGATGATTGCCAAGGCCACTTACCAATCTCCGCAGACAAAAAACAAAGCCAATCTTAAGGTATTCCAGGAAAAGGTATCTGAGACTTGCAGAGCGCAGAGCTTTCGGCTCAAAGAGGGGATTATCGTTTGGCTGCGGGTCGAGTGCAAATGCGGCAGCAAGATGCCTTCGCTGTTTCAGCGGAACATGGAGAAGTGGCAATTCGGCAGCTCAATTCATTGGAAAACCGTTCAGGAATTCGAGCAGGGGCTGCCGGATGGATTGGTTAAAAATGCAGTTATCAATCGGCAGGTTTGCTTCTGTGAGAACTGCACTCCGATATTCGGAGAAGTAGGAGAATTTAAAGATATGGTAAAAGGAGAGCAAGACAAATGAAAATCGAAGTAGAAGTAGAAAAAGGCTATGAGCCGCTGGCAAATGTATTGATAGCCGCCCTCAACCAGTCCCAATCCGGCAAGGGCAAGCAATGCCATGCCAACAACCTGCCGTTTCTCCAGCAGCCAATTATGACCCGCGCAAGGGAAGTTGGGGAGGGGGGGCTGGCCTTCCAATCCATGAAGAAGATCTTGGAAGCCTTCAATTGCAAGGAGCATGGCAGAGCGGTGGAGGATATGCTTGGGGCTATTGTTTATGTTGCAGCGCAAGTATTGCTGCGGTATGAGCGGGAGCAGATGGAAGATATGGAAGAGCCAGCTCCTGTGGTAATGTGTGATTGTTGTAGGTATTACCACCATTCAGATAATTGCCCAGAGTGCGGCTGTCCGGCGGAAAAGGTAGATACCAGCAGGTTCGTATGTAAACCGATACTAGATGAAGGAGACCTTTCCAATGGCTAGACCAAGAAAAGCAGTCCGACCAATCGAGAAAAACATATCCATTCCAGAAGATCTTGTCTGTAAAGTAGACCTTCGGCTGTTCTCGGAGTTGGAAGGGAGGGTACCGCATGGGGCCTGGAGCCGGTATGTATCGGGGCTGATTCGAGCGGACTTGTCCGAAGGCGAGCAACTTCGGGCTGAACTGCAAGAAATGCAGCAAGAAATTCATAGATTAAAATTTCCACTGGATTAAGGGGAGGCAGCAGCAATGAGCAGAAATGATGATATTATGAACAGGTGCCAAGCGCAATACGATGCAATGACACCTTTCGAAGACGAATACGAGGATGATTATCCAGATGAAGACGAAGGCTACGAAGGCTTTGACGAAGAAGACCTGGATGATGAAGATTGGGATGATGCTGAACCCTCCTTCAACCCAGAGCAAAAGATCGCCGTTGAGCTTATGCTGGACTTCATCGCAGCCCCGGAAGGTAGTTATTTCCTCCTATCCGGGGCTGCGGGCACCGGCAAAACATATTGCATCAAATACCTGATCGAAAACACCAGCAAGAAGATAGTCTTCACCGCGCCGACCAACAAAGCCACCAAGGTCCTGCGGGAAACTCTAACCACGGAGGATTACCAGCCCATTTGCAGAACCATCTACTCTCTGTTGGGACTGAAATTGGAACCATCGGGGAAGCTCAAGAAGCTAGTCGCACCGGAAAACCCCATCGACCTCAAAGATCACAAGATAATCGTAATAGATGAAGCGAGTATGGTTAATGCCGTCTTGTGGAAGGAAATCCAAGCTGCAACGGAGAACTTTAAGCTAAAGATAATCTTCATGGGGGATAGCAATCAGCTCCCACCGATTAGCGAGAAGGCCTCTTTAATCTGGCAATATCCGGATATAAAGGCGGAGCTGTTGCAAGTAATGCGATTCGACAACCAGATCCTGGAGCTCGCCGAGCGGATCAAGAACCAAGTCAATCACCCCGCCCCAACCATCGCCTTGCTCAACAACAATGACGAGATTGAAGGGGTCTGGAAGCTGGAAGAAACCGCCTTCCGCGCAGAGATAATCCGACAGGCAGCTCTCGGCAATTTCTCCCGCTCGGAATCCCAAGCAAAAGCAATCGCTTGGAGGAACATAACCGTCGATTCTCTTAACCGATTGATCCGCGCGCAGCTCTTCGACAATTCCTCCTCCGAGCGCTGGCTTCCAGGTGATCGAGTGCTGCTAACCGCCCCGGCGAATGATGTGTTGAAGGACGGGAAACAGATGATCGGGCACACGGATGATGAAGGAGTTATCGAGCGCATAGCGATTGGCTCCCATCCGAAGTATTCCGATTTTAAATGCTACAACATCTCCCTCATAACGGACGAGAACAAGCGCATATCCCTGTGGGTATTGCATCCCGATTCCTCCATAGACGAGCAAATACGCCTACACAACCTCGCAAACGATGCAAAGCTCAACCCCCGCAAATGGCGAGATTATTGGCAATTCAAGGACGCCTTCCATTCCATCAAGCACGCCTACGCCATAACCGCGCACCGGGCGCAGGGCAGCACCTACGACACCGCTTTCGTTGTATGGAATGATATATTGCTGAATCGGAACAGGGGGGAGGCGTATCGGTGCTTGTATGTTGCCTGCACTCGACCCAAGAAGCGGCTTTATTTGGGGAGGGTATAATTCTTTCCAGCACTCAAAAATAACTCTTCCATGACTGGCCACAATCGGGTATGATACATAAACAATCAAATAGGAGGAACAACGAATGGAAAGAACATTTACACAGGAAATCAAACCGACCCCACGGGAGTTGGCTGAGGAATTTTGCAATATGGACGGGGATAAGCAAGCGGAATTCTTCAGTGAAATAGCTGCAATAAAGGATACTTGGGATTTCCCATTTGTTTTTCAACTACAAGCTATCACTGATTCCCCAAAATTAACAGATGAAGGAAGGCAAATAATGGCAGATATCGGTGAATATGCACCAAAATATCAAGAGGAAAGCTAATGGAACCAACAGCAGACATCAAAGAGCAACTCGTAACCTGGAGGGCAAAGGCAGCCGCTGGCACCCTCTCCATGCCGGAAATGCGGGAAGCAATCGCCTATCTCCGCACCTTGCGAACATCCGCGACGACGAAGGCGAAGGCAAAAGGGACGAGTAAAAAGGTTATTAATTCAGAAGAAATGCTCGGGGAATTGGCCGGGCTTTAGGAAGCAGCAAGAGCAACCAAAGGGAGACAAAAAATGAATGATTTCAGAAATATGACGGAAGAGCGATTGCTAGCACTGGACTACGATCAAAAGCAATTGATAATTGACCTTGAATGTGCACAACAAGGACTGCCGCTGTTGCCAGACGCGCCAGGACCAAAGCCGGAGGTTGCCGCTGTAAAAGAGGATTCCTATGTGTATGAGGTTGCGGGAGTTGCAGTACTGGTTATGGAAGAGGCCCACGAAATCCTTGCTTTTTTGGCTAAGTTCCCATTAGTGCAAAGACAATATTCTGGACCGAGCTATTATATAAACCCTTTGGAAAGCGATAGTTATAGTTACCCAAAGGTCACCAAAATCCCAACCTTCACCAAAGCCTTTCTCGACTCTTCAAAGGACTTGATAAAACGCAATACTCAGATATTGGCAGAGTGGGAGAAGCGGGAAAAGGAATACAAAAATGCGATTGCCGATCGCAAGAGTATTATCTCTGAGCTGGAAGATCTTATCGAATCCGCCAGAGATAGCTACTACAAGCGGGAACAACTCCGTAGCAAATTCCAACGCTACCTCTCCTTGGCCAAAGGGGATCGGGAAGTTGCGGTGAATTTCTTAAAGGCTGTTGAGAGTCTGTTCGATTTTCCGGAGCTGGAAACAGAGTTCCTAACTCCACCGGAGGCCGAAGTATGAGCCAGCAATATTCCGAAGCCCGTGCGGAGCTAGGCATAATCCCCTCTTTCCCGCCGGTTATCGATTCCTCCATGCTTTCCGATTTCCGGGCTTGTCCATGGAAAGGTTACTTGACCTACATCGAGCATTGGAAGCCGAACTTCGAATCGGTGCATTTGGTAGCAGGAGGCGCCTTCGCAAAGGGAATTGAAATCGCCCGGAAGTGCTTCTATGAGCAAGGGATGAATCAACCGGATTCCGAGGCAATGGGACTGCAGGCGCTGATAACCGACTACGGGGATTTCGAGTGCCCTTCAGATTCTGCCAAAGACCTGGATCGGATGTGTGGGGCGCTGGAATTCTATCTCTCCATGTATCCCCTAGGCCAAGACGGAGCGGAGCCGATAACCCTGCCAAGCGGTCGCCGGGGGATTGAGTTCTCTTTCGCGGAGCCCTTGGACCGATTGCACCCAGGCTCCAGCAACCCCTTGCTGTTCTCCGGTCGGGCGGATATGGTCGCAGAGTTCGCCGGGGCGGTATTCAACTTCGACGAGAAGACCACAACCCAGCTCGGGCAGAAGTGGGGGGCGCAGTGGGATTTGCGATCGCAGTTCACTAGCTATTGTTGGGCAGGAAGACGAATCGGTGTGCCAATGCAAGGCACCATCGTTCGTGGCATATCCATACTCAAGTCCAAATACGACACTCAGCAAGCAATCACTTATCGTTCTGGCTGGGAACTTGATCGTTGGGAAGAGATGCTGTACCGGGACATTGACCGGATGTTAAGGATGTTTGCTGAGCAGATTGCCGAACCCCGGAAGTCCCTCGATGGCGCCTGCGTCCGATCCGACAATCCTTGGGATAGGAACTTCGAACCCGCTTGCAATGACTACGGGGGCTGCCCATTCCGAGGGGTATGCAAGTCCAAGAACCCGTATGAGGTATTGCAGGCAGACTTCCAACGTAGAGTCTGGGACCCCTGCCTTCATAAAGAAGTGTCAGTACAAGAATGGGAAAGTGGTTGGAAATAATCCATGAAACGCCTCTATATTATAAACGGGAAATACCTGGGCCAATCCCCTATCCCGCCGCACCTCTCCTGGCAAGCCAACTTCATGTGGTATTGCGATACTTGCGGGGAAGTCTATGCGAGATTACCAACGGAAGGAGACGGGCCTAGGCATTGGCAAGCCATGGTCGGGGTTTGTGGAAGATGTCAGCCCCGACAGCTATTCGCCGGAAGGCTTCCCGGTTCGATCTGGGATACTACCTTCGTCGGCCTGCATAAGGATTTCCCGGAAGGGGTACTGAGGTATGAACTATTGCTATTGATTGATAATATTGAAAAGGAGCTGGAAGAAGATGTTTAGTTATGATTTTAAACCAACCGATATGTGGCGATATGCGGCAGGAGCTAAAAAGCAATACGGGAATAGCTACTACCTAAACCCTAAGCAATATGTTCAAGGGACGGATTGGGTAATTCGTCGAAAACATCCAAAACTTATCAAAGGAAAGGCTATGATTAAAGCTGCAAAACGTGCAACCCATACAAAAGAGTTCTATCGAAAGCAAAGGGAGGCTATGGTTAATGCCTGATGTAATAAAACCAGAGGAAATCAAAACCTTCGTGCTTGCGGATCTGGTTGGGAAAACCGTTCGCATAGAATCCTTTAAAGGTGAAGAAGGTTATCTATTCTTTGCGGTTGAGGTTGAGACTAATACTATATACATATTAAGGGAGGCAAAGTAAATGACTGATGTAATGGCAAACAACAGCGCTCCCGCGCCAACAACCCTTCCCGGAGTGAACATCCTCCTAATGGGGCCAACTGGCACGGGCAAGACTCATTCAATCGGCACTCTAGTCGACGCTGGAATCGAGGTCTTCTACTTCGCCTTCGAAGCCGGCACGGAGTCCTTAATCGGGTATTGGGCGGATAGCGGCAAGCCCGTCCCTTCCAATCTCCACATCATAACCGTCAAATCTGCTTCCTCCACCTGGGGGGATATGGCAGATTCCGTAGGCTACGTCAACAAGCTCGCCTACGAAAGCCTGAAAAAAATGTCCGACCCGAACCGCAGCAAGTACAACCAGTTCGAGCAATTCCTCCGCACCTTCAACAACGTGACGGATGATGCAGGGAATACCTACGGTTGCGTTGACACATTCGGAGCAGATAAAGCAGTTGTGATCGACGGTCTAACCGGCCTCTCCAACGCTGCAATGAAAACCGTTGTCGGCGGCAAAGCAGACCGGGACCAGAAAGACTGGGGGCTGGCGCAAAATCTCCTGGAGAACTTCCTCCGCAAGATCTGCGATGATTGCATCTGCCATTTCGTCTTACTCTCCCATGTCGAGCGGGAGGTTGATGAGGTCCTGGGTGGGGTTAAGTTAATGGTCAGCACCCTCGGCAAGAAGCTCCCGCCGAAGCTCGCTCCGATGTTCTCAGATGCTATCCTAACGGTGCGGAATGTGGACAAGTGGTATTGGGATACGGCAAGCGCGCTGGCAGATGTAAAGACTAGGAACTTGCCGATCAGCAACAAAAACAATCCCGACTTCCGGGCGATATTGGATAAATGGGAGAAAAGGGGAGGAAGGCGATAATGTCTAATATACGCACAACAACACAGATCTATCTCAACCGCGTCGGAGAGTGCTGGACTAGGCTCTGGTACGGGGAGAAAGTCGGCGGGGAAGTTCGGCAAGCAATGCGAGAAATCCGAACGCCGAAGAAAGTAGCAAAGAGCTTTATGGAGGGGAGGGTTAATAATGGCTGAACTCGTTATTAAAATCAATTGCGGGGAAGATAAATGTATGAATTGTGCGTCATTGATGCTGAAAGAGGGTGGGGCTGATTGTTTAATCTTCCGAGCCTCTCCAATCGAATCCTCAACAAGTTTCTACCGCTTGGAAGCCTGTAAAAAAGCAGAGATAAAAGAACTACGATAGCAGCAAGCAGTAACAACCGGGCATAAGCCCAAACCAACAACCCAATAAGAGGTAACACCTATGTTCGATGTAGACAATTTCCTTAACCAAACCGTAAACACTTCCAATGACACTTCCCTCATCAACCCTCCCGATAATATGTCAGGCGACGGATATATGATTCTCGCGGGGAAGGTGGATTGCAGAACCTGGCAGAAGAAAGATGATCCTTCCGTTTCCGGACTGGCCCTCGATATCCAGTGGGAAATCCAAGACGAATCGGTTAAATCCTTCTGCGGCCGGGACAAAATCACCTGCAAGCAAGGCATTATGCTGGACCTCACCGATTCCGGGGAACTGGATATGGGCAAAGGGAAAAACGTTGGCCTCGGCAAGCTCCGCGAAGCCCTCGGCCTCAACACCCCTGGAGAGCCTTTCTCCTTCAGCATGATAACCGGAAGACTGGCGAAGGGATTCGTGCAGCATCGTGTGGTTGGGGAAGATATCTATGCTGAGATTAAGAAGGTGTTGAAGGCATAGGAGGTTAATCGTAGGGATTATTATATAGTAATCCCGGCAAAGAATTAATTAATGTTGACCTCCTTTTTGGTGTGTGTTATTTATTTGATTGTTGGAATTAAACCAAAAAGGAGGTTTATTATGACCCATGAGGCAAAATTAAAATTACTTAAATGTGTGGATAACCACAAAAATGATGATGAATGTTGGATATGGACAGGGCAAAAAGATAAATATGGTTATGGAAAACTGGAGGCTGAGGGAAAAGACTGGAAAACTCATAGGCTATCTTATGCTTTTTTTGTTGGTAAGCTTAAAAAAGGCTTAGTTGTAATACATACTTGTGATAATCCGATCTGCTTTAATCCAAACCACTTAAAGCAGACTACACAGAAAAACAATATTTATGATTGTATTAGTAAGGGTAGGAGGGGCAAGCTAGGAAGAAAATTCTCTTTTACCAAGGAAGAGGCAAATGAAATAAGAGATGCTTCTAAATTTTATACTAGAAAAGAACTTTCTATCCTTTATAAGACAACCGTAACAACTATATATAATATCCTGCACAGAATTGGAGAAAACTATAAGTAATTTTATGTGTAATCCGCCGGAGATTGGGACGCTCTATTTGCCCCTCTCCGGTGTTTTTCTTCCTATGCATACAACCACACCGGGAAGAGGTCAATCGTTGAACGGCGACCCCAAAACCTCATATAGAAATTGAAATGGAGGCACCAAATTGAGTTTGAAATTTGCTGAGTCAATACTCCGTGGGATTACGGATGAAACTACCTTATTATGGATTCTATTTAATAAGAATCACATAAAGGGATATGGTTGCTGGGAATGGACAGGAGATAAAAATTCTCAAGGTTATGGAGTATACTCTCAAAAAGGAAAAACACACTCTGCCTATAGACTTTCCTACAGATTATTTAATGGAGAGATACGGAAGTATAAAAAGAATATTATTTGCCATACTTGTGATAATCCTGGTTGTGTAAATCCAGGGCATTTGTATGCCGGAACAGCACAAAATAATACTGACGATATGATGAGCAGGGAAAGAAGCTATTGGCAAAAACTTAGAAATAAAGAGCTTGAAAGTTTTATTAAGTATATTGAGTATCTAACAAACTTGGAGGCAACAAATTGAACACAATTCCCATTTCCTCAATCCTAATCTCCCCGAACCGCCAACGCCAGGAGTTCTCCCCTGATTCCCTAATGGAACTAACAACTTCCATCGCGGAGATCGGATTGCTCCACGCTCCGGTTGTCCGAGAGACTTCAGAAGGCCTCACCCTTGTTTCCGGTGAACGCCGCTTGCGCGCAATCGAAGACCTCTTCATGCTTGGCCATTCCCTGTTCTATAATAATAAGGTAATCGAACCTGGCTCGGTACCATACGTGACTCTGGGGGAGCTTTCTTTCCTGGAGGCGGAGGAAGCAGAGCTGGATGAGAACCTTAAGCGGAGGGACTTGACTTGGCAGGAGTTGGCAGCGGCCCATGAGAGGTTGCATAAGCTGCGAGCAAAGCAGATGGAACTAGCCCAAGCTTCAGATGAATCTCTGGATGATTGGTCCGTAGCCGACACCGCTAAAGAACTCTCCGGCCGCTCAGACGGGGCCTATCAAGATAAAGTCCGCCGGGAACTCATCGTAGCCAAGCACCTCGGCAACCCGGAAATTCAGAAAGCCAAGACCGTCGATGAAGCCTTTAAGCTGTTGAAGCAGCAGGAGAATCGGGAGAGGAATATTGCACTTGCCGAGGAAACCGGGAGAACTTTCAACTCAGCTATCCATGAGGTAAAGAACTTTGATTGCATTAAATGGATGGAAGCTATTGTTGAGGGAGGTGGAGAGCTTGTTGATGTAATCTGCACAGACCCTCCCTATGGTATGGGCGCGGATTCCTTCGGCAACGCGGCTGGAAAACTCACAGGAATCGAACACCATTACGACGATTCTTATGAAAGTTGGTATCTTCTAATGGAAGCCTGGTGTCCGTTGTCCTACCAAGTCTGCAAGTCCCAGGCCCACGCCTATGTGTTTTGCGATATCGACAACTTCTCTGTCCTCCGTACCCTAATGCAACAAGCCGGATGGTACGTTTTCCGCACCCCGTTCATCTGCGTCAAGCCGAACTCCGGTCGAGTCCCATTGCCAGATCAAGGCCCACGCCGCCAATACGAAACCCTGCTCTATGCGATCAAAGGGAAAAAGCCTGTAACCCACATCTATCCAGATGTTATCTCAACCACGGCGGATGAGCAGCTGTCCCACGGAGCGCAGAAGCCAGTGGCATTGTTCAAGAACCTCTTGCAACGATCCGTCCGCCCAGGCGACACCGTCCTGGATTGCTTCGCCGGAACCGGACCGATCATCCCTGCCGCGCATCATTTCCAATGCAAAGCGATTGTGCTGGAGAAAGAGAAGGAATATTATGCAATTTGTTGTGAGAGGCTGAAAGCCTTGGAGGAACTCCCCAATGTCTAAAACCCCCAGGCCAATCGGCCCGCTCCCTTCCCGCATCATGCTGGTGGACGAGTGCTTTCGGAAAGCGGATCTGGAATCCGGAGAACCTTTCTCCGGGTACCTCGGCGGGGAACTGGGCAAACTCCTATCCGAGGTCGGGATCCAGCTCTCTAGCTGCTACTCAACCTGGGCGGTGCGGCAATATTCCCCGGACGGAGGGCATTCGTTTTTCGCTCAGAAAAAGAAAGACATAACCTCTTTGCACTCCCCTTTGCATGGCAAACCAGCGCTCAACTTTGTCCATGAGGCGCAGGAAATCCTAGCTCGGGAGATTGAGTCCTGTCAGCCGAATGTGATAATCGCCTTTGGTAATACGGCAATGCTGTTGCTGACGGGGAAGTGGGGTATTACCAATTGGCGCGGCTCAACCCTCCCTTGCATCCTGCCGGGCCTATCATACCAGCCCAAGGTAATCCCCGTCTACCCCATCGGCCGCATAATGGCCAAGTGGGAATGGAGGCCAATTGCGCAGCAGGATTTGCGTAGGGTAATTAAGGCAAGCCAGAGCAGAGACCTAATCCCCCCGGATTACAATTTCATAATCCGCCCGGATTTCGGAACCGCTTTGGCCACCCTGGAAACCCTAATCCGCTCTGCCGATCGCGGCCCCTTGAAGCTCGGCGTAGACATCGAAACCCGGTCCTATCAGATAGCCTGTATGCAGATTGCATGGTCAACCCTCGATGCAATCTGCATCCCCTTGATGTGCGTTGAACGAATAGAAGGATATTGGACCCTGGACGAAGAAACCGTACTTATGTACAAGCTCTACAAACTCCTAACCCATCGTAATGTGGCAGTAATCGGCCAAAATTTCCACTATGATGAGCAGTATTTCGAGCGGTATTTGCTATTCCTTCCTGCTTTGCTCCGAGACACCATGATCTCCCAGCACGCGATGTTCTCAACCATGGAGAAAGGGTTGGATTTCCTATCATCCATGTACTGCGAATACCACGTATATTGGAAGTCGGAAGGGAAGGAATGGACAGCGGATATGGATGAAGAGCAGCTCTGGTCATATGGCAGCAAGGATGCAGTTATCACCTACGAAGTCGATACCGCGCAGCAAGCGGCAATTGACAAGATGGGACTCCGCGCGGTAGCTGATTTCCAAAACAAGCTCTTCTGGCCGGTGCTGGAAACTATGGTCAGGGGTATCCGAATCGACAAGGAAGAACGGAATCGCTTTGCTATGGTCTTGTTTGAAGAGATCGCCGCGCGCGAACAGTGGATATTCGATCTCCTGGGCTATGTGGTTAATATCCGCTCTCCGCAGCAAATGCAAACCCTGTTCTATGAGGACTTGAAACAAAAACCAATCCATAAGCGAGTGACAAGGGCGGTGACAACCGACGATGAAGCCCTGCGGAAGATTGCCGAGCGGGAACCGCTCCTCAAGCCCCTTTGTAATAAGATATCGGAAATGCGCAGCCTGGGCGTCTTCCTCTCAACCTTCGTTCGGTCAGGATTAGACATCGACGGAAAAACTCGGTGCATGTTCAAGACCGCGGGCACCGAGACATACCGCTTCGCCAGCTCCAAGAACGCGTTCGGCTCAGGGATGAACCTACAAAACATCCCCGCAGGCGGGGAAGAGGAAAGCGGATTGGAACTCCCAAATATTCGAACCTTATTCATCCCTGACCAGGGCTGCGAGTACTTCGACATCGATCTGGATTCCGCCGACCTCCGCGTTGTCTGCTACGAAGCTGGAGTTCCGGAAATGAAGGCGATGATCAATGAAGGGAAAAAAGTCTACGTCGAAGTTATGAAGGAATACTACAATGACCCAACACTCACAAAGCGTTCCCCTCAATATGGAACATTTAAAAGCTTTTGTCACGGCACTAACTACCTTGGAACCTCTGCAGGATTGGCAGATAGACTTGGTTTGTCGCGTCATATTGTCGATGAATTGCAGAAATGGTATTTCGGGAAGTTTCCGGAGATTAAAGCATGGCACGAAAAAATCAAAAACCAAGTCCTCACTCGCAGGATGGTCAGCAACGTGTTTGGTTATCGATACTATATCTTCGGGAAGATCGAAGGAACCATAATGAATCAAGTCATCGCGTGGATTCCACAGTCAACCGTTGGCTGTCTTATCAACCGCATCTACATGAACATCTACGAAAACCTGAAGGAGGTGGAAATCCAATTGCAAGTCCATGATTCCCTCGCCGGGCAGTATCCAATAGCCAAGGCTGAGTGGTGCAGGAAACGTATAATCGAAGAGGCGCAGATCGTGTTGCCTTATTCCGACCCTACTATCATCCCGGTCGGTATTAAATATTCAACTAAGAGTTGGGGGGAGTGTGGATGAAGCCCAGGGTAAGGTTTTGTTGGGAATGTGGAAAGAAGTTATATGGTAACCACTTCAAAGAAATAGAGGTTGCTGGTTATAAGAAAATTGTTCACAAAACTTGCACTGACCCCGATGCTGAGTGCCACGATAAATTCGATGATATTATTGACAATTTTGATTGTATACCAAAGGAGGAGCAAGGATGAGATTGGTAATATTAGAAAGTCCTTATGCAGGGGATATAGAAGAGAATGTGAGATATGCAAGAGCCTGTGTAAGGGATTGTTTGTTACGGGGGGAGGCTCCGATTGCTTCCCATTTGTTATACACGCAAAAAGGGGTATTAGATGATAGTATTCCAGAGGAACGCCAACAAGGGGTAGACGCGGGTCTGGCTTGGAGAGCTGTTGCGCAGGAGACTGTGGTTTATGTCGACAAAGGGGTAACAGAGGGAATGAATTATGGGATACGCGCAGCAAAGTGTGCTGGTATACCCGTTACGTATCGAGAACTAAAGGACTATCGCTAATGCAAACCTACATCGTCAGATCAAAAAAGCAAATGATAGCAACAATCCAGCACCTTAAAGACACCCCAGTTTTTACCAGAATAGACCTCCTTGGTTCCGATTTCTCGGTGGAGCTGGCTGGTGGCTTGCCGGAGCATTTGCACAAGAAGCTAATAAATCGCATCAAACAAACCCCCAAAGCAATGTGGGCTAAGCCCTAAGGACTGCCCTATGTCTCGTAATTATTCCGACTGGCTATCCGCATACATCGACTACGCCGGCTATGGTGAAGCCCCCAGACATATGTCTTTCTGGACAGGGGTTTCCGTTATAGCCGGGGCGCTGCGAAGGCGGGTCTGGATAGACCAAGTCTATTTCAAGTGGTTTCCAAATTTCTACATTGTGCTGGTTGCTCCGCCGGGAATAGTGCAGAAGTCCTCAACCGTTACAATCGGAATGAGCTTACTTCGCAAAGTCCCAGGAATAGTATTCGGCCCAGATGTTGTGACTTGGCAAGCTCTGATATCCGCGTTCGGGGACTCGACTTCCGGATTCGATTACAAAGAATTAATCCACGTACAATCTCCCGTTACCCTTGAATCCTCCGAGTTCGGGAACTTGCTCAACCCGCAGGACCGGGAGATGGTTGATTTGCTAGTAGCCCTCTGGGACGGAAAGCAAGGCAACTTCGTCAAGAAAACAAAAAACGCAGGCTCGGATGAAGTGGAAAATCCTTGGATTAATCTCATCGCCTGTACAACTCCTTCTTGGATAGCCGGTAACTTTCCAGAATATATGCTTGGCGGTGGGTTTACTTCCCGCTGCGTGTTCGTCTACGCAGAGGAAAAAACCAAGCTCGTTCCCTATCTAATGGACGTTGTACCGGAAGACCACGACGAGGTCGCAGAGAAGTTAATCGAAGATCTAATCGACATAGCGGAAACTCCCATCGGCCCATACACCATAACAAAGGAGGCGAAGGGGTGGGGAGGGGAATGGTATAGGAAACATTATTCTGAGCGGTCGTTGTCACTCGATGATGAACGGTTCGGCGGCTACATCGCCCGAAAACAAACTCATATCCACAAACTAGCAATGGTATTAGCGGCTTCCGAAGGCAATGATATGTTAATAACCGAGAATCATCTATCGGTAGCTAACGCAATGGTAACCGACCTCGAACCGGATATGGCTAGAGTATTCTCGAAGATCGGCAAATCGGACTATTCTTTCTATGCTGACCGCCTAGTCCAATTCATCCACAAATCCGGCACCGTGAAATACGAGGAAGCCTACCGCTTCATCCACGTGCATTTCCCATCCGCTAGGGATTTCGAGGACATTCTCGCGGGGTTGATTCGGGCTGGCTTCGTGCGCATGGACCTTATAAACGGCGACCAATGTCTAGTGGCTATCATCTAAAAGCAAAAAGGCGGGGAGAGTGGTTAACTCTCCCCGCCACCTTAATCAACCTTCCAGGTCAACTATCCCCCTTCTCAGTCCTCACACCACCCGCACCATTGACACTTACTCCCTTCGATTATCGCTCCGCAGTTCATACATCTCAAGGTGCAACCTCCATCATTGAAAATTGTAATCGAAAATGCTTATTCATCCCGATCTTATTTATACCGGTATGTGGTCCGGCATCCAGCAAATATTCTATTAAAAACCTATCCCTTTGCTGTCGGTAGTACAACCCCCCCAGCCGCACATAAGCCAATATAATATCTGATACATCTGACTGCCTATTCCGCTTATCATCCAGCGTAACCCGCGGGGTAACCACATCCGGGTCGAGGAAGGTAATAACCTGCTCCCCAACAGAAGTATCAAACCATTGCAACTTCGCCTGCCCCGCCTCAACCACCGCCAGCGCCGGTCGCATACTCTGATCAAAGGCAATGCTACACTCCGTCAGCTCCGCTCCAACAAAGATAACTTGTGGCAATACCTCTTCCGCATCCAGCACAACGTAATCCCCAAATATCCGACACCGCCACCGCTGATATTGCAACCCTTGGGAAGGGTCATTCAGCGCAATTCCCCCGTCTTCATAATCCCTGGTAGGAGATACAAACAGCATCCTAGAGCCAAGAAATAGCCCCGGAATCGGTATAGTTGATAATACCCCATCTGGCAGCATTTAAAACCTCCCCCAGGAATGTTTAATAACAAAGCTGAGTAGATCAGAAGAGGTTTTTGGAATAGCCGGATCAAATTGAAGTTGAAATTTACCTATACCAAACGTAGCTACAAAAGACCTAATCCCCCCAACTAAATTTGCAACGGTTAAGCCAGCGGAAATCGTAAAGCCCCTCTCAAAACTATCGTTTACATAGGACAGTACAGCGGTTGTTGGAGCGGCTGAGATTCCTCCAGGTTGATTTGTTATAGTGTCAATATCTCCAGTTTTAAGCAACTCCGAAGCGACAGTTCCCATATTTAAACGATTACCAGCGCTTGTAGTGTTCCAGTTGGTTGTTCCAACTTGAGCGGCTCTAAATATCCAATCATAAGATCCGCCAATATTGCCTGTAAAAATGGTTGTACCAATATCATCAATTAATTTTGGATAAAACCTAAAACTATAACTTACATCCAGTGTTTCATCCGATAAAATTGTTATGGTGGTCGGTGCCCCCATTCCGTCGAGTATCAAAGCCCTGGAAAATAAAAATCCATTACTAGCAGACCAACCAACCCCAACCTCTGCCAGATTCCCGGCCGCAACCCCCTCAGCAAATCGGAAAACAGTAACTCTTTCTGCATAATAGGGGGAAATTGAAAGAGTGCTGTTAATAGTGCTTGCAGCAGTAGCTGTAGAGGCTATAAATGTCTGAAGTCCTGTATTAGTAAAGGCTGGCGCATTCGATCCACTGCCGACTTGACAGTTACTTAAATAATCTGCGTTTGCCCCCATTCGATTTAAGCCTTGATTGGTTATCAAATTGGGAAACCAGTCTGCCACTACCCGACGAGAAACCTCATTCCCCGCCTTATCCAATTTAACCGCTTCCAGTTTATAATACCCTGCTACTTTACTTTCTATTTTAAGTTCCATGTGACCCCGATACAAGGCTTCCGCCTGTTGATTCAGCTTCTTCAGCTGGATTATTGTTGTAGGCTATTAACCCCTGTCTAAATATGCCGGATATAAGTTCTCCACCATCTGAGAAGGCTTCCTCTGGGAGTCCATTAGAATAGGATTGAATAGCCGCTCTAAATACACCTGAAATCAAGGCCCCTCCGGTTGACTCTGCAGCGTCCGGAAGTCCGTTATCATACAGATAAATCGAACTTCGAAACTCTCCTGCAAGCAAACTTCCTCCTGTTGATTCCGCAGATTCTATTCCCGCGTCGAAGTCGAGTATCGCTGCTCGAAAGCTTCCTTCCAGCAATGCCCCACCCAACGACTGCATTTCCTCTGTCGCTTCCGTCTGATAAGGCCGACTAGTCAGCAAATACCTCGGTTGTCCTGATACCGCCCAGGTAAGCCACCGGAACAGCATTATAGGTGGTTCCCTATGTAGCGGCCATATAGGACTTCACCAACTTTCCAGAGAACGATAACATCTGCTCCGGTTAGCGTTGGTGCGGAGTTACCGACATCTGACACCCAAACCATAGCTGGCCAAGTTGCAGTATATGTAACCGCGTTGGTTAGCATTAAAGTTAAGGACTGCCCATCTGTCATACCATCTACAAATTCCCGATTGCTGGTCAAGTTAGCGATGAAAATAGTTCCTTTGTTAGCATCGAACACTTCCCCCGCCATTATATAAGTGCGCTCAGCTACAAAAGCGGTTACGTTGTCGTCGCTGGTCTGCAACACATCATCCGCGTCATAGACCAAGATGTTATACACATCATAGTTCAGCCATATTGCTGCTTGCCCACGGCTATCAAGGATAACAGGGTTGGTGTTGGCTTCGATACCGAGGGAGTCTTTGAATGTCGCAAGCGGGGTAGTAGTCCCCGCTTCATAAGTATAAACCTTCCCCCCGGCTAGTGGCTTGCCAGTCTCGTTGAAGAATTGCATCCGAGGGGCAGGAGTTAGGGATGCCATAATTAATATCCTCCTCTGGATAATGGGTTTCCGATTTGTTGGTTTTCCGCTCGAATTGCCCGACCACCGGGAGGGGGAGCAGGAGTGGGTCCAATTGGTTCTTGCATGGTGAATCCTTGCCCAGGCGGCAGTGCTTTGGTAGTTGGGACTTTCAGCAACTCCGCTACAAGTTTCGCATGACGCTCTTCTCTGCCCAGCCGCTCTACCAACAGCCTCTTCCCTTCCGGGGATTGGGCTATCTGGAATAATCTCTCGTATGCAGAGACTTCCACCGGAACCATTTCTGGAGCAGCCTTCGGCCCACCTAGATGGATTGCTGCAGCTGGAGGCCCTTCACCTAGTTCTATAACACTGCGCGGAGCGGGCAATGCAAGTTGATTCTGCCCAGGAGGAAGTTGCCCTTGTGGAGGCGGTTGAACCTGTGGTTCGATCTCCGCTGCAATCCTATTTGCCTCTCCCGGTGCTAGCATCCTTTTAACTTTTCCGGTAAATTCCCCGACATTATACATAACAATTCCAGCACGTCCTTGTGTCCGAGGGTCCCGCAAGACCTTACTGGCAATAATCGCAGGGAGGCTAGCAGTCGGAGATAGCATCGCACCGGCCACGCCCCCAGCCATTAGATCGCGGTAAGAGATCATCTGACGAGAGCCGGCCTTGTTTACCGCGGATTGCAGGAAGGGCCGCGCGATAATCATATCGGATACATCCTTGTTCAACTGCTTTGTTTCGGGAGCTAGCCTCTCAACCTCAGCCCGCAGCAAATCCCCAACCTCCTTCATCGCATCAGCCTTCGCATCATTGCTCTTCCCGCTCTTCGCCCTCTCCTTCCAATAGTTCTTTAGCTGGAAGTTGATGTTTTGCTTGAGCTTCTGGATTTTGCCAAGGGTTAGTTCCTTTGGAGTCTCAACGATTTGCTTCTTTCCTCCTTGCTCAACCTCCACCCGCTCGACTAGATGATCCCTGCGGAACTCTTCCATGTACTTGGTAGCTTGCTTGATATCTTTCCCCTTTGTGCCAGAGACTTCAGCTGCAATTATACGGTTCTTCAGTGCGGGGGCGAGGTCCAGCTCAATCGGGGTATCAGCAATTGGCTCGAGCATCTTTCCGATTTCCTGGTTCTTTGCGCGGAGGTCCTGCTTGAACTTATCAAGTCCGGCTTCGGTGATATTAGCTCCATGCTTGCGAACTGTGTCGGCTACCTTTGCCTGGACAATAGGATCGACGCTCGGGGGGAATTGTAATGATCGCTTGGTCAGCCTAGCCCCTACATTTTTCGGAACTGCCGCCTTAGCTACTTTCATCCCTGGCTTTGCAAACGGCGACAATGCCAACAAGCTCGCCGCTGGATCATCCCAAGCTTGGCTGGCTGTTTGCTCTTCCGCCAAGCCCAACGGTGCGTTAACAAACTCCTTAACTCCATGCACTAACCCTTCCGTGGCTCTCTGTGGAGCATGGGCGAAGTCCGCTACCGCTTTTGTATAATCTTCTAAGCCTTTAGGGCTGTCTAACAAATTGACAAAGGGGTCGGTGAACTGCTTTGCTGCCTCATAAGCCATTCCACCCATCCCCGCGGCAACTGCAACTGGCAGTCTTGCAACCGATTGCGGAACGTTCTCAGTCCAATATTTCGGATCGGAGAACTCGCGGGAAGGAAGCGGGGCTAGGACGGATTTGGCAGCTTGGCCGAGGGTCTGTTGTTGCATGGCTGGAGCTGCTGGAGCTGCTTGTTGCCCTTGCATTGCCTGCAGAACATAATCCGGCATACCACCAGCAGCGGGTGCTCCTCCCCCTCCCTGCTTCATAGCCTCTTGTACATAACTTGGAAGTGCCATTATCTCACCCTTTGTTCAGAGACTGTATCCCAGACTTCTTGTTCCCCGGTCTGGGGATTGGTTACGGTTATTAGGGATTGGGAAGGGGGAGCGGCGGCTTGTGTGGGGGACGGCTGTTCTGCCTGCATCCCCTCTTTCGGAATTCCCGTATGTTCAAAGAACCTGTTCAATTCCCCTTTCTCAACCCTTTTATTCCATTTATCCAGGGCCCGCTTTTCAATATTCTTCCGAATCTTAGCCATTTCAACCAGAGTGCCTTTATTCAACGAGATGCTACCAGTCAGCACACTACGCATGAATTCGCGTTCTGCTGGTGTGTCCATACCCCTTGCACCAACGCCCAGGGAAGAGATCATTGGGAACACAGCCGCACCCATCATGGTGTCAAGCAATTCCGTGTCTTTTACTTTTCCTGCTGCAGCATCGCTTCCCATTAGCGCTTTTGCCCGTTCAATATTCTTAAACATTTCCGCACCAAGGCCGGTTTCTGCGTCCGAACTTTCCAAATGGGTCAGTAGTTTGTCTAAGTCCTTTATCTTATTTGGAGCGGCTTGTGCTGCTTGATATTGCTCCATGTTGTTTTCGCCCATGCCGGTGCCGGTTTTCTTGGCTTCAGCGAGTTCTCCTTGCAATGCTGGAGAAGAGGCTGATCCAATTACCGGCCTTCCATCAACCCCCATCTGTGCCATAGTCCCGCGCCTTGCGTCGAAAGACACCACACCCTCTGGAGTCTGGATTGGGACAAAATAAGGAGTTCCGCCTCCCGCGCCGCTTCCTCGTTCTGCTTGCATCCGAGAGGTCTGCGCGGCTAATTCCGCACCAGGCGAAGCTGACATTTGAATCGGTTGACCACTATACCCCGAAGCCAGTGGGTTAGTCTCTGCAAATTCCGTAGTCTGCCCGGCATTAACCAACTGTATCTTCGACAGCTTATCTTTCGCGTCCAAGGAGATCTTCATCGCCTCCTGCTGCAGGGCTTGTGGACCGCCCTGTGCCATTACCTGTTTTCCATGTTCGAGGGCTGGCGCAGGATCACTCCCGTTTAATTGCGCCACTCTCTGCGCCTCTTGAACGAAAGCCTGCCAAGCTAGCTCAGGCGGAGCGCTGGCTACTGTATCTGCCGCTTGCTTCCGGATAGTGTGCATCTTCAGCTCCTGCTCTATCCCGGCCATTTGCTGCTTTTGAGCTGCCTCTTGCATCTTCATCTGCTGGACCATAGGCGCTTCCCGTTCCATCCGCTGTGCCTTCTGCACCTCCAACGCGTTCATCTGTTGTTGTTGCTGCGCGTTCTGCATAGCCAGTGCATTCATCTGCCCTTTGTTCCAAGACCCCATCGGATCAAGGCTAGCGGCTATCTGAGCAGGGGCATTTGTGTTCAATAGATTCCAATTAACCTCTGCCATTACCAAGCCCTCCCCGTGTCAGGGTTGATCCATCCACTCGATTGCTGCTGTTGCTGATTCTTCTGGCCGTAGTATTGACTAAGTCCGGAGATGCCTGTTGATAGGGCATTCCCATAGCCTTGATAAGCGCTAGCCTGCGCGTTCCCCTGCGCGATAGCCACATTCCCTTGTGTTGCGGCATTACTCATGGCGATATTACCGACATTGCCGGCATATTGCTGACCCGCTTGACCAAGGGTGTTCGCGGCGGTTTGACCGACCCCGGCTAGGCTTGCCAATTGGTTGTATTTGGTTGCCTGCTCCCCGGTATAGCGGTTGTATGCATTTTGGTACTCGTTGCTGGCGGTATCCTGACCGAATCGGGTGATTGCTTTCAAGGCGCCTCCGGAAGCCAAACCCCCGCTTGCCGAGGCTGACCGATCCAACGCCTTTATCCCTTCGGACATTCGGAACTGATATCCCGGGTCTGCAAGCATATCGCCAGCTTCAAAGGGCCTACTCATCGCGCCCGACAGCACCCCTGTTCCGAGCTGATTAATCGCCGCGGTACCTTGCTGCAGCCAAGGCTTCTGGTTAGCTTGCATTTTGTCGAATTGTCGACCCTGCTCTTCCGCAGCATAGGCAGCCGAGGCGGACGCGGAATCTCCCGCTTTTGCTGCCGCCTTTGACTGTGCCTTTGAGGAAAGGTAACTCGCCCCTCCTACAACAACCGCCGCTGTTATTGCGCTTGACATTCTCCTACCTCCAACAAACCCCGCAATTGCAAAGTCTGTCTATAATCTATGGTTATTTCCTCTCCCCGACCCCCGGCCCTGCAGCCTTCAATAGCTCGCAGAGCGACAAAGACTATGTCGTTATTGACTTGGAAGACCTTGGCATTGGGCCGACAGGAATGATTTGTATACCTACCCGCAGGCGTCCGTTTACCGTTGATATTAGCTGGGGCAATAACCTCCCCCTCGTAGAACGGTGCAGAGGCAAATAACCCCTTCCCATGCAAAGCAGAATCACGAACGCATACCTTAGTCCAACCATTTGGCATTGGGATTTGATCTTCTTCATTTTCAACTTCCTCCTTTATCTGTTCAGGAACCATACCGCACTCTTGCACTACCAGCTCATAGTCCGCGTGGTCCTCGCTGTAATCAGTAGTGTCTTTGTGGTACTCCACCGCATAGTCAGTTTTATCCAGGAACCAAGCCTCCAGCTTATCGATATCGGTTTCGTCCGTAGCATAGACATTCTGCCAGATAACATCTTCCAGGATATAGCCGACCTTTCTCCCAGGAGGCCCAATGAAGGTCATTGGCGCGGAGAGTTCGGTTTTGCTTCCGTCTGGATTCAGCATCAGAACTTTCCCCTGGATGAAGATATTTACGTGGGAGAACTTCTGTCGATGCCCGAGCACCATTGCGCCAGCTGGGAAATGCACTTCCCGGATATACAGCCCATCCCCGAAGTAGTGGAATAGCGGGCATTCTGCTTGCGGCAATTGCAACAGCTTCTTCTCAATTATATCTAAGCTAACCCCCGGAAGGTTATCTATCCCAGCAGTTTTTAGTATTTCTTCCATAGTTTCCCCGTTGGATTAATGATTAATAATCCCGATGTATTATTTAAACACTGACATCTTAGTTATAACTGCTATAAACCCCCCAAGCAATCCACCACTAGCTGACAATCCTACATGCCAAAGGCCCCTTCGCTCAAGCTTAAGAAACCGCGTATCGCAGGAAGCACAGCGCCTCTCACACAGATTAGCCTGCAACTCTGTATGAGAGGTTAGTAATGATCCCTGCTCAATCAAAGCATCGTAAATTATAAGCAATTTTGTTGAATCATCAGCGGTTTTAAAGGTGTCCTTAGTTATTTGCATAAGAGTTCCAAGATTAAAAATTAATTATTGATGATTGTACCAACTGAAAGTATTAATGACGTCTGCTGAGACTAAGCCAACAAAATCTATTCGGTAAATAGAGCTGGGTTCAAGAATCCATTCGCTATCTACGCGAGAGGCTCCGGCTGAATCCTTACCTGTTCCTACATAAAAGGATTCTACTAAGGTCCCATCAGTACTGGTTACCCCAGAGGTTATGGTAGATAGCGGGGTGGTGGCGGAATTAAAGTTTTTATTGAATATTGGAATAGTTGCCCCTCCGGTGAAAGTGGCATCTTTGTATAGGTCTACTCTGGCCGATCCATCGAACACATCACAACTGACGATTAAGTGCGGACGGTCGGTGGTTGTGACGAAAGCATATTTAAGGGTAGAAGTTCCCAAAGCTACCATCTCTAAGGCTTTAAAGGTATTCCCCTGATGGATTTGATGGTGCGTATGACTTATAGTAACCGGATTGTCGAAGAACGGATCGGTAGGACCAATCTGCACATTCAATGCATCCAAGATAGAAGGAATTTCGCTCCTAGCCTCAATCAAATCAGTTAAAAGGGTAATCAATGCTTGAATAGCTGCATCATTAACTGGTTGAATATCTGTTATATTAGCTTTTAATTCCAATTCTGTCAAGAGGTTAATTTGACCCTCTTCGGTAGCCGGATTGATGGTACTTCCTGCGATATCTGCAAGTCGGGTTTGTTCATAGCTGCTCATATTATAACATAGCCTCCGATGGTTGGGCAGAGTTGGACCGTAGTCCATTGGAAGTCGAGCTCCTTGCTTGCATCGTCTTGAATCAGTTCGCCAGCCTGCGGAAGGATGGTTATTATCCCGGTTCCGGTATTGGTTATGGAGAGAACTGAATCCCGTTGCGCAGCGGTTTGCAGGGTTATAGTAATCGTCCCGGAAGCCATTACATGCTGAGTATCATTGTCGATTGAAACATCAGCATCTGTTATGGTGACATTTGAGAGAAATTCCAGCGATAATCCGACCTTCTGCTCTAGCAACTGTAAGAACCGATACCAACTCCTGGAAATGTTGCCAGAGCGTTCATCGAGGAACTTTTCCCTAGTAGAAGGAATTTGAGTTATCATGTCCGAGCCTCCGTTGCTTGTAGTTCAGCTCCCATTATCGCGATTTTAACCGGATCTGTCCCAGATATCTCATATATCCTATCACGGCCCCTGCCTAACCTCCTCCAGATAACCCGGTGGGAAGTATCTCCGATAGCACCTAGGGATATTCCAAGAGTATTCCAGTGGTTATTGCTCCAAGTATGTCCACCGTCGTCTGACCACCGCAACATTATCAGAGCCTCATCGCCTTGCTGCGGGGCGGTTAGACCAACGCCGGTTTCGCAATCCAGCTGCAATTGATGGTGGACCAGGCGCTTGAGGGTGTTGGCTCCAGTTGGAAGTGCTCGCCAAGTCCTCAGCCATTTCTGCACTCCGCCATTATCGGAATAGGTTTCCAGGTCCAAGGTATACACATTTCCATTTTCGAAGTCCCCAACATACACTTCATTGTTGAATACCATCTGGGAGTTGCCTCGGTGGCGGGTGAATTCACCAAGGTCAGAGTATCCTGCCCGCTCGTGCCAAATTCCAGTCGCCACGTCAAACGCGAAGGTGCGGTTTTGCGTTGGGAAGTTCAGCACATAGAAGGAATGACCCGCTTGTTGGTAGGTGTAGGCGGAGCCTTGAGAGATATCCGGGAATGTTTGGATTATTGATTCGATGGAATGGTCGGAGATTCGCTGTGCTGCATACCCGTTCGCGCGATAGACAGTGCCGACTCCACGGGCGTCTGAGCCAAGCCAGAACAGGGAGTTATCCAAGCGCGCGATGGAGTGTGGAGCCAAGCAACCCACCTCTAAAAAAGCTCCTTGGATGCGGGCGAGTGGGAAGTCCAACGCACCGGAGTTGTAGAAAACTTCGACAGAGTTTTCTCCAAATATCCAAGCTTCACGGTGATCTACGGCGATTGCTGATACATCATCGGGGTTGCCCTCTGCAGAAGCAAATTCCAACGGATCGATGGAAGTGCCATCTAGTAGACTGGTAACCCAAAACCTCTGGGAGTCCGGTTCATTGAATACGAAGTATCCGTCCAGGTATCCAACAGTAACTGCGCCAGGGAAATCGGGGTCGGTTATTTCTGCCAATACCCCTGTGGAAACATTATAAATAAATCCATCGGGGTTGCAAGCTATAAAGATCTGCGTACCGTTGTCGGCTAAGGAAACAGGGCCGGTGCCGGTTATGGTGCCCAGAAGAATCGGAATAAGATTAGAGGTTAAGCGATAGAACTGCAAACCGGAGGCGATATAAGCTGAAGTTCCTACTCGAAGCATCCCGCGGATCGGCCCCAGACCAACCTCCGCTTTCAGCAACAGCCCCGGACACCGCGACAAATACCCCGGCTCCTTCCCACCTTCCGGAATAATCTCTGGATACAGGTTAATCATTCGGTTATCAGCAGCATTGACTGACCTAGCTACGAACTGCCCGCCAAGAATTGGAGTTTTCATTTATCTCTGCCTTATTATTTGTTGAGCGGGGGGGATATCGAACTCGGATATCGGATATCTCAGACGACGCTCAGCGTCTGTTAAGGTTCTTCTGGAGTGGGTTAAGCGAGCTTCAGCCTCTCCAGATAACCTCTTATACATAGCAAGTGCGTCAGCGTCTGAGAAACCTTTTCGTTTGAATTCCTTCAGATTCCCTCCTCTAGGGAGGCCTTCTTGAGTCTGCACTCCGTGCTGGAGTTCGTGACTGGCTACGGTCTTAGCTCCAGAGATAGTTGGAGATTTGACTACAAGTGCGTTTTTACCATGGTCGAAGAACCCGGAGAGCTTAGGATTCTGCGACCCTATGTCGATGTTTGTTTTTACCTTAAGCAATTCAGGATAGGCTTCGAAGAGTGCTGGATGGGAGATAGTTCCTGTTCCTTCCGGAGAGAGTCTCATACCTGCATCGCTTATCTCCATTCGAGGTTTTTTATCTGCGAAACCGAAGGTGGTGCCGAGCTTGTTCCAGATTGTTTTATCCGGTACC